AAGCAGCAACGCTTCAACCGTCCAAATGGACATGGCAAGATCACCAACTTTGGTAAGTAAAGCCCCCGTAAATTCAAGCGGGGGTTTTTTTATATCCGGTTAACAACCCGAACAATTTGTCGGGTTATTTAGTGTGCAGCACTGCCAACAAACTTTCCTCTTGCGTTGGGATTTTTCCCATGATAAACCAATATTCGCAGAGATGCATTTGGTCTGCCTTTCTGCCTCACAACTATATGGCACTAAGTGGACATAGTTGAGGACTGTTCTTAGCGCGACGCGCTTTGATTAGTGGACGAACCTTGAGAAGCCCGTGCCTTACCCCTCAGTTCCTGCGTTCTGAGGGGTTTTTTTTATTTATAAATTTATTTATTTTTTTATTGACACCGATTATAAACCATTTTATAAATGGGATACTTTACAAAACCTAGCATAGAAAAAAGGAGTGATATCATGGGTTTAGATATGTATTTACGCGGTGACAAGTTCATCAGCAAGTGGGATCTTTCACAGCGTGATGAGAACGATATGCCATTAGAAGTGAAACGACCTGTCGTTGATGGGTTTGAAGTAAGTGAACAAGTTCTTGATTTGGGAACTTGGCGCAAGTTCGCACCGTTGCACAATTTCATTGTCAAAGAATTTGCTAAAGGCGTTGACAACTGTCAACCAATTCATTTGGTTGCCGAGGATCTGCGCAACATTGCAAAGGCATTGCGTAAAAACGATTTACCAAAAAACGATGATTGCCATGGCTTTTTCTTTGGCGGTGATGAGTGGTGGGATGAATTACGTTCCGAAGCCGAAGATCATGCCAAGCTATTTGACAAGGCTGCTGATTGGTCTGAATCAAGTTCTTGTAATAGCGTTACCTATGTTGCGAGTTGGTAAGATGCGTGAGGGATTGAAAAAAGACATCAAAGAGGTGTTGTCTGCCTATCACGCAGACGTAGAGTATTGGCTTCAGACTATGGAAGCCAATAACATTAACATGATTACAGCGGGTACGCCTACGTTTGATTGCTACGAAGATGCGAGAGCATGGCGTACTAAAATCAATGCAGTATTAAAGGAGTTTGAAGATGCCTAAAGTTTCAATTTTATGGGGATGGTCACACGAAAATGGTGACAAAGCCGTAACTTACAAATTCAAAACACAAGGCGAGTTAGATGCCTTTTGGCTTGGTGTTGAGCAGATGGATGGACATTTAGGTTGGGAAGTAGTCGAAGAGGGTTACGTCTATGACGAAGCAACAGATGATGGACTTGGTGGACACCGTGTTGACAGAGAAGATGAGTATTGCAGTGCATGTGGTGAGCATTTTTGATGGACAGTAATTTCTGCAAAAAATGTGATGGTTGGGGGGTAATCGAAGTCGATGCCCCCCGACCTCATGGCTTTGATCGTGACGTTGGTTACATAGATGTTAAAACAATTAAATGCCCCGAATGTGAGGGTACTGGAAAAATGGAGAAAGAAAATGAGTATTGCTGATGATACAATGTGCATGCATTATACACTTGAGCGTTTGGGTGGTATAAAGACCCAGACTGATTTACAAGACTTTATGGAAGAGATCAGATACAACATTAGCGTAAATGATGAACACCGTGAACTTAATCCCGATGGTGATATGCCTGACGGTTCTTTTGTTGATGATCCCGATGATTTTGACATGAACGCTGCGCTTGACAGAGTTAAGCGTTATTACATTGAGAGGGCTTTGACAAAGACAAAAACATTTGTTGAGGCTGCTGACTTACTTGGTTTTGCCAATTACCAGACCATGCAAAACTGGATGGATAAATTAGGAATGGAGAAATAAATGTTTAAAATATTCTATACGTTGCTTGTGATTGAATACGTTGTTGAGGATCAGGACGTATCAACCACCGCTATCTTTCCTAGCGAATACGAATGTTATGAGGCAATGGGCGACGGTGTGCTTGATGATCTTTACGACGTGCTTGCCGATACCTACGGTAAAGAAATTATGATGTATTGCCAACGGACGCCGTTTGTCTCTGGTTACCGCGAAATCACCAAACCAAAGTTGCGTCCATGAGAGATAGAACTAATGAAAAGTGGACTAAAGAACAAAAAGAATGGATGGGTTACAAACGTAAATTAGCCAATCTTTCTAAAGATAGCGTTAGTCTATCGAAGCCACCATGGGATGAAAAACCCGAACAAATTAAAGAAGATAAAGAAAAAAATTAGCGGGGACTTCCCCGCTTTTTTTATGATCCGGTTGATAACCCGAACAATTATCTGTATTATTTTTCGCGGGACATTGAGGCGGGTTTACCTCTTTGTCCCACGATTATTATTTTTGGATTTTTCTTTCTAACATTTCCAACAAAGTTATTATTTCTTCACCCTGTTGTTTAACATTAAAAAAGCCCATCTGTTCTGTATGACTAACTAACAGATGAGCTTTTCTTTTAAGCTGTTTAATTAACGCTTGTGTTTCTACGTCCACTTAGCATCCCCTTTGAGGATGATAGCATGCCCGACAATACCCGTCCCGCATAGCTCTGTGGCTTCTTGATTGTAAGGTAAATCCCGAAGTAAGCCTTCTTCGTTCACCAAGATTTGCCAATCAGGTTGTTTGGGAGAATGTACCATCTCCACTAAACCCCCGACAATCTTCTGCGCTTCTTCAAGCGTTGGTTGTTTATCTTCCATTACTGTAATCATAGCTTCTCCTTTTACTAGAATGATTGGGATTTATAGCATACTATCCCAAACTAGTCAAGGTTTTGTTTAGATTGTTTTTTGCCCTCTTTACGGACTTTTGCCTTTGCCTGTTTTTTTAAAGACTTCTCCCACTTACGAGAAAGACAATGTATTTTTTCTGTTTTTGCCATTAGTATCCAAATTCCTGTTCTTCTTGATCCAAACGACCCCCAACAACCCCGAGCCATTGTCTAGGTCCATTGCGCGTTGTTTTATATCTGCCGATACGACCATCATTCATTAACTTATTAACACTGGCTAGAATCGTTGATTTTGCCCACCTTTTAAGATTAAAAGCATTTATGTCATCATGGGAAGCAGTTCTGATTGCTTCAGGAACACCATTTGTTCCACCGCCCATAGTCATTTGAATACCACGACTTTCCCGATCTGCGACTAAAGCAAATAGATATTCTTCCCGACTTTTAACTTTTTCCATAACTTGTCTAGATGATTTTAAATCCACTGTTCTATCTTCAAGTAATCCCGTGTCTGGGTTTCTAATAAAATGTCTTATTTCCCGATTGGCAGGACCATTTGATTTTACTACCGCACCATCAAATACAGCGTTTCTTGTATATTTTATATTTAATTCTGTGCATCTGCTCTCGGCTAGTGATGCATCTACTTGCCAAACAGCGAAAGCTGAACGAACACCATCAACAATTGCTGATGTACCCCGAATAAGGTTACGAGCCTCTTCTGGCGTTGTGATTGGTTCTTTGTCTCTAATCTTAGCCATATGGTGGTTTACGATCACCGTTGCCCCTGTTTCTGTAGATATTTGCGCTAATAAACCCATAAATGCTGCACCTGCAGCAGGATCTGCATTTACATCTGCATGCACAAATGATGCCATTGGATCAACAACAACCAACGCGAGATCCTCAATCTCCAACATCTCTTCATATATCTTCTCAAACTCCGATGATGTTGCATATGTATTGTCAACTTTCATCATAATTGGAAACACTCCGCCTTCATTCGGCAGCGGCACAACAATGAGATCATGCTCATAACCCGAACGTTTGTTCAGGGGATCGAGCCTGCTGATCCGGCGATGTAGTTCATCCCGATCATCTTCTGCTGAAAGAATGATAGCTGTCCCGTGTTGGGAGACCATACCCCCGAAGGCGTTTTGCATCCCGTCACCTGACGCAACTTTCATTGCCAGATCAAGTGTCATCATACCTTTACCACTATCGCCTGCGGCTGCAAAAACAACAGGAACCCCGAGGGGCATAGTATCCCCGATCAAAAACTTCTGCTCTGGTGCGCTGCCTTGAAACTGCGCACTGGCAAGCAAGTTAGGGTTTTTAAGAGATAATGACTTTTTTACCTTGTGTGTGGGCGCATTAAGAAAGTCCGATATGTCAAACCCTTCTTCAATTGCGTCTGCTGCATCCCACTTTTTAGGCTTACCCTTTGGCGGCACAAGCATAGTGATTAGCTTTGCCCCCGCATTTTGCGACAACTCCTGAACGATCTTTGCAAGTTTTAAACCCGCCTCATCATTATCAGGCCATATGATAACTTCCTTGCCTTGTAACGGAGAGAAATCAAATTTGTGCTTTGTGTTTCGAGACAACATCCCCGCACCACCGATGGTGCATGTTGCTGTGTATCCCTTCTTTGTTAGTTCATCTGCACACTTTTCACCCTCAACCCATATCACGCGATCTGATTGTGCTATATCAGGCAGATTATAAAGTGGTCTAGTTTCAGGCAAACGTGGAAACTGGCGGAACTCTTTCTTTGTATTCCCGTCCGTATCCCGAACAATTTCCCCTGTTGAGTCCCTCTCTATGTAACGCCTGACCGTGACAAGGATTTCTCCGTCTTCTGAAAGATATAAATATTCACCATCATGTGGTGTATTTACATCAATCACCCGGCGTTGTTTAATTTGTTCGGGTTGTGTTACCGGGGGCTGCTGCGCCATGCTTGGATTGATTGGATTCATTGGCGGCTCTAACTTTTCTTTGTCTAAGAATGTAGAGAAATGTTCTGCCACATCTTTGATCCTCCAATTATAAGCTGCCATCAATATTTTTGTGATGCCACCAATGCCCTCACCTGTGTTAAAATCCATACCACGCATGAAATTTGGGCTTATTGGATCAATATCAATCTTTAATGACTGACCCGCTTCGCCAGATAATGAGCCGATATAGAACTCATTTCTAATTACTTTACCGTTAGGAAATGCGCGTTTTAATGATTCAATTTGAACATATGACGGAACTTTGTCCGTTATCTCCGCAACTAAATCTTTTTGATTACTACCATATCCTGTATTGCCAACTACTCTTAATGACATTATATTGTACCTATACTCATATACCACTTCATAATGGGGCTAGTTTTAGGACTAGTCCCTTTTTTTTATTCATCTCTCCAACAAGTCTCCCTAAACTCACAAAACTTGCAAAGAAAGAAGTCTTTGCTTTGTGCGACTCTTGGTAAGATGTCACCTACTTTCGAAGCCGTCAAGATATTTACGGCTTTGTCGCTTGCCATCTGAGCTAATTCCTGATCGTAAGGAACTAATTCATAATATATTTCTGACGTATTTTTGTTCACAACAGTAAACAACGCGGGATGCTCACTTAACTCCATGTATGTCTGGTAAAGTGCAATTTGTGTTGCGTAAGTTGGATTTGCTTTTGCTACGCCATGCCGAACAAAAGCCTGAAACTTTTTATCATTCGATGATTTGTTTTCCCACAGAGCAGGATATCCCATTGATACTGGTCCACCACAGATTACTCCATCTATGTGTCCTTTTATCTGATCGTCAGCAATAGAAAACCCGAATTGTTCGCCTTGCTTGTCTTCTGTGCGTAAATCAAAACCCGCATCTTTGAGCCATTTAGCTGCGTAATCTTCTATTTCGTGACCAAATTGAAAGATACGCAAAGTCTGTGCGCTGAATCCCGACCCTTCATCTTGTGGGTAATTTAGGAAACGATACTGTATCTTGCGGTTACACTCTTCCCCGATACTAGATGCGCCAAGATATTTCCTGCGTTCACGCTTTTGTTCATTGCGCAAGATTGCATCGTCTACCTCTTTTTTTATTGCATCAGCGACAGGATCAGAAGGGGATGCTTGTAATTGGGAAAGCACCTGTTGACTTAAAGTATTTTTCTTCGAGAACTCCAATTTCTATCTCCTGTGATATTGGTTTTGCTTCTTGTATGGCAAACAGTAAAACGTGGACTTGATCTTCTGATAGATCGCAAAATCTGGTTTCCCAACCAAATTTGTCTAATATGAAAGCTAACTCATCTATCGCTGCTCTTGGTTCTGGCATTACAGTCAATGCATTGTCTCCTCTCTGGAACCTTCCATTAATAAATCTATTATGTCTTCTACTTCTTTTTTAGGAAGATCTGAGTTTTTGTAATGCATCATCATAACAGTTAGTTTATTTATAATTACGTCTGCTGATCCAAACAAAACTTCGTCTTTCTCATTTTCCTCAAATTCTTCGTAAACAATCTCATTTACAGTTTCGGTAATCTCTTCAATATTGCCCAAATCCTTACAATAACACATGTACTCTTTATTTTCTGTGTATAACTCATTGTCATTTTTTCTTTTGGCTATTGATAAAATGAGTTCAAATCGAGCCATCTTCATTCTCCTCTTTGCTGTTATGTTTTAACCATAACGCTAATTCGGCAAGAATATACTTAAATTGTGATGGATCTATTTTTGCCACTAACTCACCGTCATACCAAACCTTGAGTCCCTCATCGTATACCGCCCATCTTGTTTTCACATCTTTCATAGATATTTCTCCACTGCTCTTTCAATTTCTACCTTATTCCACATGAAACTAAGCATGCATGCGGCTTTATATTTAGTCCATGAGAAGTCCATAAACCCCACTTCGATGCCTTGCTTGCGTAAGTGTTCGGTTTGCTTATCTGTGGCTCTCTGGTCAAGCCACCTCTTTGTTTTCTTTGCTGCATTACCATCTTCTATCTCACGCAAGAAATCATCTGCGGCTGCTGTAGCTTGTGGGCTACCACCTACGGCAAGAACTTTAAGCTGCATTTTTTTGCCTTTGGTAAGACCAAAAGAAATAGACAACTCTGATGTGTTTGCTACCCCAACAAATCCTTCAAACCCCATAGCCATGCGCAAGCTGCCATCGCCAAACAAATCAATCCACCGGAACGGTGACATTTGCATCAAGTCGTACTCAGTCATTGAAACGTCATACAACTCTTCTTTCTCTTCTCCCTCTTGTTCAGAAATAAATTCATGCTCACAGAACTGACAGATTTTGGTTCCCATAGGAACTTCTGAACCACAATTAGGACAATTCTTAATAGGCGCTTCACCTTGTTCACGATCATCAAGATTGACTGAGTCCTCAAGTGAGCCATGCGTAAAGACGCTTGTACCAAAGTCAAGCACAACGCAATCAGTTTTCACTATGTCTGGAAACTCTTCTGGATCAATCGTGCGTAAACCACGACCAATCATCTGAACCATTGTACTCTTCTGTGAACACGGTCTTGTCAAAACCACACAGGACACTGGCGGTGCGTCAAAACCCTCTGTAAGGACCGCTACGTTGACCACAACCTGTAACTCTCCATAGGTTAGGTCATTTAGTATTTTGGCTCTCTCTGCCCTTGGAGTTTCGCCTGTAACCATTTCAGCGTTAACATCAGCGTCCAAAAATTCATATAGAAGATCCTCTGCATGCTTGATTGTGCTACAGAACACGACAGTCTTTCGATCACTTGCCTTATCAATCCAGTTATCAACAACAGCTTCATTGATAACTTTGCGATTCATAATGGCTTCGACTTCATCCATGTCAAAATCATTACCCTTACGGCTTACGCCACTAAGTTTATCTTTCACACCGCAATCAATTACATATGTTTTGGGCGGTACTAAGAAGCCTTCTCGAATCAATGTTGTAATTTCAATTTGGTGAGCGCAATTATTGAAAACGCTGCGTAGCCCTTTGCCATCGCCACGATTCGGTGTTGCAGTAAAGCCAACAATCTCTGCTTTTGGATTATCTTTTTTAACTGCTTTGATAACTCTTAAATATGTATCGGCTGCAGCGTGGTGGCTTTCATCCACGACAACCATATCAAACGCGGGGCGGTCCTGTAGGTTTTTCTCGCGTGATATTGTTTGCACCATTGAGAAGATTGCGTTGCCACCCCAATCTTTGATCGTGCCGTTCACAATGCTTGTTGTAATGTATGGGTTGATACGCTCAAACTTGGACTTGTTTTGATCTACAAGTTCATCGCGGTGCTGCATCACCAAAATCTTTTTACCGTCTTTGTATCGTTCACCTACGAGCGCGGAAAGCATAATCGTCTTACCTGCTCCAGTAGGTGCTACGACAATTGTATTACCGTGTTTGTCTAATGCTTTACATGCATCACTAACAGCGGCCTCTTGATAAGGGCGCAATAACATGTTGGGACTCCATTCGTCTAGAAAATGAGGGGGTATCTGGCCCACCGCCCCCTTCGGTGGTCTAGCAGGTATCGGAGTGACCTGTGCCGCTAGATATTACCTATTAGCCCAACTAGGTGCTACGCCGCCTGTTGCTTGTGTGCCTGTGGCAGGGGCGCTTGTAACGCTTACCGTTGACTGCTGTGCAACTGGCGCTTGACCAGAAGGGATAAAATCCTTTTGGTTAGGCGTTAATGCTGCTGTTAACCTATTGGTATCAGCGTAACCATCATTGCCTTTCTTGACACCGACTTTAGCGCAAATTTCCATTCCATTCAAGTCCATAACGCCTGAAATGTTTCGACGTTGTTGTGCCTCCGGTGACATATCACTCGGTAGTAGTGAATTTGCACTCTCAATGATCTGGCGCAGAGTCTGTAAGCCAATCTCTTTGGCTTGCGGAATACCGCTTTGACCCATCTTGTCACCATCAACAAATATTTTTTCCCAGAACTTACGTTTGTCATGCTCACCACCAATAACGGTAAACTCTAGTTCCATCCATTTAGCATTTGTAGTGGCTGATCTTTTAAACCATTGTCCACTGCCAAACTCAGGAATCTCTATGTCTCCCATCTTGACTACGATAACTGCACGGCAAATTGTTCCTGCAGGAATTAATGTGCGCTCCATTTGTGGTGCGTCTGATACAGGTGCGTTGTTTAAATTAAGCATTTGCGATTTCTCCTTCGCTAGAATTTTGAGTATTTGGATCAACGAATTCCAAATTACGATTTGATTGAACTGGTCCAGTTGACATTTTTTCCATCAACTTACCAAGATGCGGTTCTTCCAATGTGTCAAGCCTACCAGATCTGTCTTTAGCAGGGTAGCCCCATTCATTAAGGGCACCGCAGACGAAGGCACGAAATGGCCCATTGTCTCCCCCAAGAACAGCCATTGTAATGACCTCGTCCACGATTCCCGGCAATTCGCGTCCAGTTTTGCTACCCTCAATCTGAAGCGCGTATTGCTTTCTGCCATAATCATCGGTAATTTCGTCTAGGATGCCGACAAAAATGACATTCTTTTCGCGGATATGCTGCAAGTGCGTAAGCCATGCCATCATCTCGCGTCCGTGCATGCCATAAGCTGCACGAGTGTCCAACTTGCCAGTTCTATCGGATTTTGCTTCTGGCTGTTGTTGGCACCATTGAAAACATAGGCGACCTGCGACTGTAATAGAGTCAACAAAGATCGTATCAAATTTTGCCATAAGATCAGATGGATCACCATATGTTTGCATCACATAATCATAGTGTGATTCACTATACGGTTGATCCTCTGCCAAGGATGGATTTGGCCCACCTATGTAACATGCAAAATCTTGACACTCTACCCATGTCTTAGGACGTATAACGTCAATGGGATATCCTTCGATAGCCGCATCACCCGCTTCTAAATCCATAAATAGTGTTTTGCTTGGCTCTAATGTACGAGCCAAGGTTGTTTTGCCGACACCACTTGCGCCACAAACAACGATCTTATGACCGCGCTTCTCTGCAAGACGCTCCTCGGCTGTGATAATTTGTAAACCCATTATTCCACCTCTTCGATTGAAAATGCACCAACCTCTACCGTGCGACACGGCTCCAATACTTTTTTGATTGCGGGTGGTGCTGCTGTGTACTTGCGCTCTTCAACTGAAAGCACAAGTTTACCATAGTGACGCGCATCCTCTTCAGGCATACTCTCTAACGCGACACCAAGTTCATTTTGATCCCACACAACCTTTTTAGAGATTTTAGCTTTGAGCTTTTTATTCCCTGCTATAATGTATGTGGTGCCAAAGTCTTTACCATCTGCGCGTAATGCATCGCGTGTCTGGTTTAAAAATGTATCTGAGATTTGTTGTTCGATGTCCTTGAGTTCATCTTTCATTTCTGAAAGCACTGCTTTTAACTCTGTGCGACGATCAAACAGTTCATTACTGTTCATTTCATGCTCCGATCAAATTGTTTAACTTCGCTAGAATTTCATGTTTAGAAAATTATGGGATAGAAGTCAACAACTTTTTTTATAAATTTTTTTATTTTTGGGGGTTGACATTTAATTACGTTTAGGATATTATGGGATTATCAATCGAAGTGATTGATTTAATTTAACTAAATTCGGAGGCTCATTATGAGTGAATTAAAAGTACCTTACATTTTAAATGTAGAAACCCACGGACAGGAAGCCATTGATCGGCAGCTTGGAAGTCTTATCGGTAAGACCGTTTGTATTTCATATACAACAATTACCACTGGTAATGATAAGATTGAGCTTGGGGCGAGAGATCATTTCGAACCCCAGATTTCTGTTCAAGCCAAACTTGAAGGCAATGAAGAGACAGGAAAGTATCGTGTCCTAATAGACGATAACACCTACTCTTACTTTTACAATGATTCAGTTTGGTCTATGGGGCAAGCCGCAGATAAACGAGCAGTCATTTATTTTAAATAACGAAGAGGGGGCTTCGGCCCCCTTACTTTTTAGACAGATAGATTTCAATGTTATAAACAGCTTTCATAAGCTTTTTCTTTAACTTGAACTCCGGAGTTTCCACACCCTTTGCGTCTTCGATCACATGTTCCCAAACACCGTCTTTGTCTTCCTTGTCATATTTAAAGTCGGCTATGTAGGTGCAGATCTTTTGTCCGTTTACAGAAATGATGAACTTTGGCTGTAGCTCTAAATTCTTTACTCGACCTGCTTTTTCTAAAGACTTCAGATAAAGATAGCGTTGTGATTCCCATTTAGAGTCAAACTTTATTCCGTCAACCACAGTTTTTTTATTACCGTACTTGGGTCTTGACCTTTTTAGTTTGGGATTATATGTTGGTTTCGAGAACATTATGGGAGTTATGCTAGTGCCTAAACCATCAAAATACAAGTCAATAGGTGTCGGTATCGACACTTATGAAAAGATTGTTCATCTTGCACACGAAGAGCGCCGAAACATTTCACAACAATTAGCTCTGTTAGTCGATGAAGAATACAGGATGAGAGAATTAAGGAAAGCAGATTTACCTGCCAAGCTTAGAAAAAAATACGTTGGCGGTTTATCTGCAGTCATAGAAGATTAAAGAAGCCCTGCGCTTCCAAGACCCCCCAATAGTGTAGCTGCTATTGCGGGGTTTTCTTTTGCCCTTTGGCGTATATTTCTCTTTTCAATTGCCCTTTGACGAATCTGACCAAGTATATCTTGAGGTTGCGTTGGTTGAGGAGCCACGTTCAATGTCGGGCTAACTGTAGGCACCGGAGTTCTCATTGGCCTTGGCGTTGGGGGCGGTGTTGGAGAAGCTGTTGGTGTTGCCTCTGGCCTGTTCTCTTCTATTGTACTTTCAAGCAAGCTTTCTGCTGTACGTCTTGCATTAGTTGATGACTCATCAACAGCTTGCGCTCCAGTTTGAGCTATAGCTTTTGAAATAGAATCTGCAAACAATCTACCAAAAGTGTTTGCTTTTTCTTTTACACTCGCTCTGCCAGTAAGAGCTTTATATTGATCGTCTAAATTTTTATAAAACAAATCAGTAGACATCATTCTAGTGAACAAGCCAAACCTCGCTAACTTATCCAAATTTTGTAAAGGTGACATTGCAACGTGAGCCGCAACAATTCCACCACCGTCAGCAGTTTTAGCATTGAACGTAAGCGTTTCTCCAAAGCGGCGCATACGCCCCGCCATCTCTTCTCCAAACAATTCTTTTAATCTACCGGAGTCTGCCTCTTTAATTAGTCTTGTTCCAAACTCAGTCATCTTGCCGGGTTCCGAAACAAACTTTTCGCCAAAGTCACCAATAAGGTTTTCCATATAAACGCTACGAAATTTCCTATCGACTTCTGGGTTAGCAAAATATTTTGATAACTTTCTGATTGTTGTTGGGGCTGTGTTTGGGCTTGTAATCAAGTTTGCTGCAGCAACTTCATCTAAGTCACCGCTATCTAGCTTTGATAAAACACGGTCCCTTTCAAACTCATTGAATTGTTTTTGAGTGTCTCGCAATCCTTTTAAAAGACCAATCGTAGGTTCATCTGCATCAACCAAAGCACTTATTCGGCTTATAACAGCTTCATCAGTGGTTTTAAGATTAGTTGCTTCCATTTGACGGGCTAATTTTTTTAATTGATTATATTGACTAGACCCGAACAATTCTTCGCCAGTTGATCCTAAATTATCTACTTTGGTACGGAAAGAACTCGCTCGGAAGTTATTGGGATCTAGATCATTTATAGAATTACCAATATTCTTACGAATCCATTCTCCTCCAATTCTACCTTTTAGATTATTCCAACTATCTCCAAGCATCTCCTCTGCACGTTTTAATAGATCTGGATTATTATTTTTAACTAAACGATCCATCATACCTGCAGGATTTGCTCTGCCAAGACCTTTTATTTCTTTTCTTAATTGATTTAAATTTGCAATATTAGAAACTTCGCCCCAACGAGTCATGCCTTCTCTATAAAAATTTCTAGCACCCGGAATATCTTTTGCAGCTTGAACAAGTAAATCTGATCCTGCACTATCTATGGTTTTTCCTGCGTTAGCGACTGCATCTTCAATGTTTGTGTATAGTAATTTGTTATCTAACATACTAAGCAAATCACCGCCATATCTCGCAAGAGTTTCATCTTTAGGAAATTGCGCAATGAAATCATTTAAACTTTTACGCGCATTATAAAGTTGCGCAAAAGATGCTTTATTGCGCCTTCCCAATCCAGATAAACTACTTAACGCTGTAACCGTTGTTCCTGTGCTATCTGTTAATACAGAGCCTTCAAATCTTACTTTGTTAGCTTTAGTAAATTCTTTGATATCGTTTATAGGAACAATATTAGCATCTCCTGCAGCACTTCTTACTGCATCGTCAATAGAAGAAAATTTTGCTGTGGCAAGAGATTGAAAATCTGTATATGCATTTTTCCAAGCGTCATACAAATCTGCATTGATCGCTTGTACATCGTTTTTAGATGCCCTACCTAAATCATCCGCAACATACTGAAACTGCTTCAATACTTTTTTCTGAGCATCTAAAACGTCATCACTTAATATTTTTTGTCCAGTTGATCGTGCGTTAAATAAAGCTTCACCAAGCCTGTTTGCGTCAATATCACCACCTAAGTCTCTAAATTCTTTTAAAACATCTTGAATTGCCATGTTGTTTTTGTATGTGCGGGGAGAGCCACCAAATATTTTTTCACCTGTAGCAAAAACACGAGCTAAAAGTGCATTGAAACCAGAACGACCCGGATCAGCCGTAATACCAAATTCTTCACGCCCCATACCTACAGCGCGTATTGTATCTTCATCTGCTTTACTTTTTTGACCTGCTCTAAGAAAATTAAAGCCTCTGGCAATTCCTCCTACGACACCTTCCCCAAGGGCTGAGATTCCACCTTCTATCGCTGCATCTCTAGCTATCTCTCCTGCGGTCTGTTTAGAAACACCTGCTAAACCCTCTATGCCCTCTTCAAGCAAAGAACCGCCTGCACCGCCTAACCCTGCGCCAATCATTGCGCCAAGAATCGGAATAGGAATAAGTGTCTGACCTGCAACTGCGCCTGCAACCGCACCACTAAACTCTGGAGCTATTGCTGCTAAATCTGCTAAATCGTAACGACTGAAACCTTCCTCATCAATTACAATGTTACGGTCTGTTTTCACACCAAACTTAGTAGCACCGTCTGGAGTAAGTGCTAAGTTACCACGCCTGTCTCGAATAAAGTCTGATTGTGTCAAGCCAAACTTATACAGGATACTATCTTCTTCTTCTTTGGTTTCTGCTGCACCCAGAGAAGAACGTAGTTTTGCATTTTTTATGCCGCTTTTACGATCAAAACGATTCTCTTCAGCCAAAGATTTACCACGAGCCTCTAATATTTTTTCTTCAAAACTTTTGGGTGATCCTAAATTTCTCATATATATTTCACCAAAAGCCCTATCCGCGTCTACTTGACCGTCAAGTGCGCGACGCAAAATGAGTTCTTGGCGTTTGTTTAAACCTTCAGGCTGTGCAAGCAACTGTCTAATAAGGAGTTCTTGTTGCTTATCCATTAAGCTTTAACCCCTTGCTCTTCTCTTAATCTAAGCAACTCTTTTTCATCTTCTTCTGAGAAATCACCATCAGTAAACAAGGAATGATAATTATTACGCGAATGATTATCTAATGTTTTAACGGCTGAAAGTATTTGTCTTCTTTTTTTATCAACTATTTCTGTTTTTAATTGAAGAAGCTTTTTTCTTAAATCGTCAGGAGATCCACCTAAAAGACCCGGCAAATCGCCTACAATTTCTGCTACAAGTTGTCTATCTTTATCAGAAAGAGTTTTACCTGCTTCCCCTAAAATTTCAGCAGCATTCTGAGCCTGTAATTTAGTAACAAATCTTTTTAAATCTTGTGTAGGCGTATTTGCATCTACATCTACACCTATTCTGTTAAGGGCTTGAATAACAAAGTTTTGAGCTTGAGCTTGTAAAGTTGCACCACCTTCATCAATATCTGCAATGGCTCCCGCAAAAGTGGTTTCAAATTTATTTAAATCTTGTAATGCATTACCCAAAGCATCATAGATTTGATCTGCTTGCCCGGGATTTGACAATTTACCAAATTTGGGAGTCTTATCTTCAGGTAAATTTGGATTTACATCGTTTACTTTAAAAGTAAAAATAGCGTCAACATTATCTCCGGGGAATAAAACCATATCGGATTTTGTGGTTGAGTAAAGTTCTGCAGCTTCTTCAGAATTTAAGGCTGCATCTGCAAGTGTGGCAAACCTTTCTTCAGTAATTATATCGTATTGTTCAGAAAACTCTGGATTTGTTACCAACGCATTAAGTTCTGTGGCATTTAAGAATTCTGCTACTCCTTCATCCATCACAGAAAGAAAACCACTTATTCCTTCAGACTTAGGCATAATGTAATATTTGCCACGCTGTTGTGCTGCCATGGCTGCTGAAATTGCCTTCTCTTGGTCAGCAGAACGCATATCTAACGCATATTTACCCGCAGCCGCTGCATTTGCTCTGGCTTCTTGTCTTGCAGCCTCTAGCTCTGGCATTGCTTTCTCACCTGCCTTACCAACTTCTCGTAGCATTTTACCTACGTTGAAGCCTTTACCTGCACGATTTTGCATCAAGGCTAAACCAAACGCCATGAGAGCTTGGCTCTTGTCCACTTTGCCACTAATATCTAAACCTGTTGCGTCTGCAAATTCTCTTTTATAATCATCAAGATCTCTGACCTTGGTAGCGTCTGGAGACTTAGCATCACGGGCTGATTTTATAAATTCATCCATCCCTGCCATAAAAGCGTTAGTGACAGGGTCTCCTTTATCTGATTGTGGTTGGTCAAAACTCTTCTCTTGTTTTTTTCTTGATTCTTCTGAAATATAATCTGCACGTTCAGTCAAACTTTCAATGAGATCGCCTCTACCGCCTGCAAGATCAGATGGCATTACTCTTGTTCCGAGATTACCTTGGCGACCACTGGAATAAATTTCATCAGTAGAAAATGTTTTTCCGTCAGCAATTGTTTTATCAATTTTAGATTCCGGCCCACCACGGACGATACCAACGCCCTCTTGACCTTCTGTAGGCACCACAAAAGGAACAAAATCATCAGGCACTCTTGCCCCTTTAGCTGTAGAAATAACTTCTTCCGTTGCAGAAAATATATCATTGGGCAGAGAAAAAGCAGGTAAAGTATAAGCTTTGTTTTCAACTAACTGATTTCTACCACTCAAGCCACCTGCCATTTGAAGTCTTTTGATGTCATCAATTAAGCTAGTGCTTTCTGGAATGGCTGCTCTTGCCATTTGACCTCTGGTTACGGGCCTATTGTCGGCAAAAGCTCTACCTATCCCGTAATTGTACATTTGGTTTTTCATGCTACGAATAGGTTCATTCGCCATAATTGTTCGCCTTATGCCGCTGCTTGGTTAACGCCTTGAAGAGTTGTGTAAGCTCCAAGCCCCCCGATAAATGGGTTTGTTGACTCATAATAATTTTGTTGCGTATCTGAATAAACACCCGCTGAAGGTGTTCCAGATAATGCGCCATATGCATATGTATATGGTAACAACGCTTGTTCTGTCGGACGTTGATATTCCTGTCTTGCTGTATCTATCATCTGTTGACGATAAGCACGTTCTGCTTCGCCTACGCCTGTCATAAATGCAAGATCCGCAGGTTGTAATGCTGAATACACACGACCAATGTCTGCGGTTGTTCCCGCTAGAGTGCCATATTGACCGCCCAAACCACCGAATGCTGTGCCAAGTTGACCAACAGATTGACCAAGACCACCTAATAGACGGCCTGCTTCTAAATCACGAGTCGCTGCTTGTTGATAAGCTTGAGATGATGCAGCAAGAGCTTGCTCATAATTTTTTGCGCGTAAATCTGCTGTTGCCTTTGCTTTTGCATCTTGAATCGCACGTTCTACCTCTGCGGCCTGAATGCCTTGGCGAGAACCGCCAAATGCTCCACGACCAACTGCTTCAGCAGAAGCTCTTTGACGAGCCACATTACCTTGACGCTCAATGTCAGCAACAGTCTCATCAATTACATTTTCGGTATATGGATTCATATATTGCGTTACATACTGTGAAGGATCATACATCCCTCGACCACCAGACACATATTGTGCGGCAGGGCCAAAAAAGGTTTTTGCTTCACCTAACGCACCAAGACCACGACTTAATGATTCAATACCACCAGTGGCTGCTCCACCTGCAACATCAAAGTAAGGTTGATAACGACCTATGAAATCTGGAATACCATCATTGTTCAAGTCTTGCATTAACGCTTGTGATGCAAATGTTTCAAGGCCAAGACCTGTAATTGCACCAGTAGCGGGATCACGACCAGTTTGACCTGCTAGTTTGTAAGGAGCTACTACAAACATGTTAGGGTCTTGAAGAAGGCCACCTGATAAAGTTCCATCTGTTTCAGTGCCAAATATTCCGCTTAATAAGGCTTTTTCTAAACGCTCAATGTATTCCGGGCGACGAGTTACGTTTTCTTGTGTAATTACATTATCATCAGACATAATTGTTCGCCTTATTTTCTAATTGATTCATCATGGAATAAGCTTTTTCAATTCCACGCTCTGAATCTCCATTACCAAGACCTTTTACAGCGTCTTTTGTAAGAACAAATTCACCTGCCATTAACATAGCAGGAACATCATCTTTTTGCCCCGAACCTTCAGACGGCATTATGCCACCGTTACGCCTTGGGAAATATTGACCCTCAATATATCCTCCGTCAGCAAGTTTGTTTGGTATATTAATTCTTATATCACCTTCCCCGCCAAATGGTCTGGAGCCTCTCCCTGCTCTGGGATCATCACTACTAAAGGTGTCTAAAAGTTGAGAACCAAGACCAGTTGCTAAAGCTTCTCCAACACGAGAATTTAAAAGAGTTGCTATTTTACTATCGGGCTTAACTAATCCCGCATCTACAAGAAATTTAGCGTAACCAAGCGTGTTATCTGCCTGTGTAAAAACTGGATTAATTTTACTTGCTGCACTCGCTGCGTTTACAATTTTGTTTGCCGGATTAACAGTTCTTCCCGCCTCCATCATAGGGCTAGTCGCATATGATTGAGGTGAAGAAAGATTAATTTGTTTTGGCGCTGCTTCTTGACCGCCAAATAAGTTTAAACCACCACTCCCAAGACCTTGTTGAAGGGCGGTAAACATAAGAGCATCTTTTGTGCTGCCACCAAGAATTTTGGAAGTTATAGCATTTGCAATAAGATTAGATACAAAATTACCGCCTGTTAAGGCTCCGATGCCTTGTACAATTTTATCTAACATTGGGCGCTCCGAGTATCATGCGTACTTTTTAACATACTATTTCCTAATTTCAAAGTGTCACTCTTAAATTATCTTAACCACTCATAAATCTTCTTAGTTTCTTCTTTTCGGTGTTTCAATCCATTGTAGCCGCCGTTCACTCTCTTAGTTATAGTCTTTATAACATCGTCGTTGACACCTTCATCACAAATTTCCCACAGCTTGTTCCTGTGAAAAAACCAAATAGCTGATTCCATAGGATATTTTGTGGCAACTAAATCAGGATCTTTCATAATTTCTGGTAAATCCATGTCTGCTGAAAACTGGGAATAGTTATTTTTGCCCGTGCACTGAAGGAAACCACGCCCTCGCCACAAATACCCTTGTCCATCATTACCCATTCTACCGCCATATACTTTATCCGCTAGTGCTTGGGGGTTACGTGCACAACTCTCAGCCTCACCTTGTGTTGGAAAATATTTACCAAACACTTTGAGAATAGCTTCAGTAGAGTAGTTTAAATTTTCCTCAACGTATTTAAACGTACCGCTTTCATGTACCAACTGACCAAGAAAGTGTGCCCCACGCTCTGGATTCAGAGCATAGTGATGACAAATCTTTGTTGCGGTGTTAGGGCCAAACGCACCATCAGGTGCGGCTCCAATCTTTTCTTGTAGATTTTTTAGTGCTTCACTCATTTACAACCTCTTTTGATCCACAAACACGTTCATACACCATATCATCTGTGTAAGCTTCTGCCCATTTGTTTTCGGTGTAGGTACAGAAATACCACAAATCATTTACGTCAGCATTAAGCAGATCTATGATGTCTTGTTGCGCTGAAGTTTGTCCTTGAAGGTGTTCGATGTCGTGTACAATGTTGCTGATATACCACACCAAACCAACTAATTGCACTGCCATGGCAAAAACTAATGCTACTGGAATTTTTAGGTCACTCATTTTTTACTATCCGTTTTTTTAAGTTTATCAAACGATCTCATGCCACCAATTCCGAGCATACCCAATAACAATGGCATCATTACTGACATATCTGCCTGTGGTATTTCAAAACCAAAGCCCAAAGCAATTGGGGCGATCATGTAATTTATACCGAGCGATATGCCTGCGATCCATCCAATAAGGGGTCGCCACGATGCTTGAAACCAATT